GTGAGGAATTACCTCCTGTAGAACCACCTATAGTAGAGCCTCCTGTGGTAGAGCCACCTGTGGTGGAGCCTCCTGTAGTTGAACCACCTGTAGTTGAACCACCTGTGGTAGAACCACCTGTGGTAGAACCACCTGTGGTAGAACCACCTGTGGTGGAACCCGTAGAGCCGCCTGTGGTGGAACCCGTAGAGCCGCCTACAGACGAACCTCCTGTGGTAGACCCTAATAAAAGAACACTAGCATTTGACACATTTAAGAATACTCTTGCGCTCTTCTTCGGATTAGAAGAAATGAGCAAACCTTGGGTAAACCTACTTTACGGTTCAGTGTCTGGATTCTACAATAGTGGTTCAACTATTGATGAGTCTCTTAACCTTTCATTACAAGAGGTAAGAACCAACCCAGGGCTAAAGCCCTTTACAGACCGCTTCAATGGAGTCTACGCTTTAACAGATAGACTTCGTGCTGGTGAGGCAATTGAAGTGCCAACTATCGCAGAATACTTTAAGTCAGAATCTGCAATGGGTGATGTTCTTCGTGCTGCTGGCATGGGCGAACTTGCTACGCAAGAATTCCTTGGTGGGGTTATCGGACAAGGTAAATCAGTTCTTGAAGTAACCAACTTGATTACGGATACATTTGACAGAATTGACAATGCCCCATCTGCCCTTAAGGCAGACCTACAGGCATACTTCCCAGGAGCAGATAGAACATCTATTGCTAAAGCAATGCTAACTGGCGAAAAGGGTGCTGCTGAGTTAACCAAGAAGGTTAAGCAAATTAGCGTTCAGTCTGCAGCGAAGACACAGGGTATAACAGTTAGTGACCTAGTTAGCGAAGATATTGCTGGACAAGGTTATGACTATAATAAGTCACTTGATGCCTTTCAAACTGTTAAACAGTTGGAGCGTGGTCAGACTCTTGGTCGTATGAGCAATATTGACTTCGCGCAACAAGAAGCAATTGCTTCCACATTCCAATCAAACGCTGCAGCAGCAGAAAAGATTAGAAGGATTAAAGAAGAAGAAGGCAATAGATTTAGCGGTTCTTCTGGAAGACTTGCCTCTCAAAGCAGAGCACAAGGCGCAATATAAAATAGAATCCTGAACGGACCCATCGGCCCCGTCAGCGTATTAGACCGATAGCAAGAGCCAACCTAGTTCCCCGACTAGCAATTGAGGCTTGCGACTACAACGAATAGAAGGGTGGTTGCTATGAGCAACAACTACTGGGATGACGAAGACGAAGAACTAGATACCGATACCATTACTGGTAACGAAAGCGGAAGTGACCTCTTAAAGAAGTTACGGAAGGCTAAGCGTGCCGATGAAAAGCGTATCAAGGAACTCACTGAGCAACTCGAGACTTTGTACATTGGGCAAAGTGAGAGAATCGTCAAAGAAACCCTAGAAAAGAAAGGTGTCAATCCTAAAGCACTACGACTAGTCCTGAAAGACTTGGATGAAGTTAGCGAAGAGTCAGTTAATAACTGGCTTGATGATAACGCAGACTTGTTTGGATTAGAAGTTCGCAGGGATGCGCCCGAAGTAAACAGCCAAAATCGTGCGGCATTACGCCAGCAAGACTTGGTTACTCAGGGTGCAACAACACCTGACCGAGCCGAAGACATGTCAATGAGAATCGCTAATGCGGAATCCGCAGAAGAGATTATCAACATGATTTACGGCGCACAAAACTAATCATAGTTCTAACTACTAAAAAGGAAATAACCTAATGGCATATGTATCAACAGCCTCCGATTCTCTCGGAGGTACCGCTGGTGGTGCTGGTTTAGTACAGAAGGCTTATGACCGACTTCTTGAATTTGCTCTACGTTCAGAGCCACTAATTCGTTCAGTCGCAGATAAGCGTCCTGCTAAGCAAGCAATTCCAGGTTCAACAGTAGTGCTACAGCGCTACGTTGACCTAGCAGCAACAACAACTGCTCTAACAGAGACAGTCGACCCAGATGCAGTAGCAATGTCCACACCAACATCAGTTACAATTACTCTTAACGAGTACGGTAACTCTGTTCTTGTAACACGCGCTTTGGAACTATTCAGCCTCGCTGACGTAGACCCAGCAATTGCTAACATCATCGCATTCAACCTAGCAGATTCAATTGACGCAGTAGCAATGACAACATTGCGCGGCGGTTCAAACGTAATCTACTCAGGCGCAACAGCAACATCAACTGCAACAGTTACAGCAGCAGCAACAATCTCATCAGCGAACATTCGCCGTGCGGTTGCCAAGTTGCGCGCTAACAAGGCAGTAGCCCGTAAGGGTTCACTATACTGGGCTGGTCTCCACCCAGAAGTTTCACACGACCTTCGTGCAGAAACAGGTTCAGCAGGATGGCTACTTCCAAACCAATATGGTTCTGTTCAAGACCGTATCTGGGCTGGAGAAATTGGTACATACGAAGGTGCATACTTCGTAGAGTCACCACGTTTGTACAATGCTACAGACGGAGCATCATCTGCTCGCGTTTATCGCACAATCCTTGCAGGACAGCAAGCACTTGCTGAGGCAGTTGCCGAAGAGCCACACGTGGTTATCGGACCTGTCGTCGACAAGTTGATGCGTCACCGCCCAATGGGTTGGTACGGCGTACTAGGCTTTGCTCGTTACCGCGAAGAAGCGCTATTCCGAATTGAATCAGGTTCATCAATCGCATAGTTGATTGACGGTTGAGCAGGGGGAGCAATCTCCCTGCTTAGCAGTAAATCCATTAGAAGGAGTAACATGGCAAACTGGACATTTAAACCACCATATGTACTAGAAGGTCCATCTGGAGGACATAGATTGTTTTACTTTGCCAATTTGCGCAAAGGTGTCACAATCGTAAAGAGTGATGGTGAGTACTACCAAACGCGTTATCCAGTAGATGAAGACCTACTTGAATATCAAGAAGTTTATCGTGGTGGGTACGAGCACACGGTAAATGACGCAACAAAGGCAGCACTAATCGCAGGGGGCGTAGATGTCACGGAAGCAAACTTTACAGCACAGTAAGTGCGACCACATTACCAAAGTAGTAAAGTGGGGATATAACTTAATAGATGGCGACATGGTTTCATATGTGGCACTGTACGGATGTACTAAGTGCGATGAGAAATCAGAGAGTCCATTCGTTTCAGACGATTTCAAGGCAATAGACCACACCAAGTGTGGCGGTCCATATGAGTGCTTTGGATGCAAGGCTAAAGGTCTACAACTTAATACTGGAGATGCAACAAGAGACATTTCTGACAAGAAGTGGACATCAGAGTTGCAGGCATATAGAGATGCTAAGTCTCAAGGGATTCAACCAGGAGGCACTACACGTGCTCATGTTGAAGCAGCGTATACAGCCTCTGAGACTATGGGCAAAGCCTATAACTCTGAGACAATGCCAAAAGCGCATCAGATTGATAAGAAAACCACCGAAGTCATGAAAGAGATTGGACAAATATAATGCCAGTAGTAGAAGGTAAGAAGTTTCCTTACACAGCAGCGGGTATGAAGGCTGCTAAAAAAGCATCAAAGAAGCATGAGAAAAAAGAAGGCAAAGTAGAGCGTATGATTGAATACGGTCCTATGAAGGTAGCGAAGAAAGCAGTTGTCAAGAAGACCGTCGCCAAGCGCGTGGCAAAGAAGACAGCAGTAGTTCGCAAGAAGGGCATGTAATCATGGACGACCGTAAGTATACAACTACTAAACGCGCCAAGAAAAAAGCGGACCAAATGTCAGAAAAGATTCTAAAAGATTTTGGATTTAATCCTCCAAAGACTAAGGTTGCACCAACCCCTAAGGCAAAAGCCAAGAGAGGTATGTAATTATGGGTAAAGGATTAGAAATTTCCCTTCCTGGTGGAGGCAGCATGAATAGCAAGACCAAGAAGATTACCCCACCAAAGCCTAAGAAGACACCTGCTCCAACCCAGATGACTCCTGCGCAGTACGATGCTCTACTTAGAAAAGCCCTTGCTGATGCAAAGAAAAAGGCCAAGAAATGAAAAAAGCACATCCAGGATTTAAAGCAGTACAGAAGAAGATTGCTGCTAAGCAAGGTATCCCAATGGAGCGTGCAGGAGCAATCCTAGCCGCTGGCGCTCGCAAGGCATCTAAGAAGGCAATCAAGGCTAACCCTAGTTTGAAGAAGATTTCAGGCGTAGTCAAGAAAGCAAAGAAGAAGTAAATTGAAAGACTCAAGATTAACCCGGGCTGGAGTATCAGGCTTTAACAAGCCTAAGAAAACTCCCAGCCACCCTACTAAGTCACACGTTGTTGTGGCTAAGGTAGGTAGCCAGATTAAGACCATACGTTTTGGACAACAAGGCGTTTCTGGCTCACCTAAAAAAGCAGGAGAGTCTGCTGCCTACGCAGCACGAAGAAAGTCTTTCAAAGCAAGACATGCAAGTAATATATCCAAAGGAAAACTAAGTGCCGCATATTGGGCAGACAAGGTGAAATGGTAAAATGGCAACAACAAAGAAGATTAAAGTATCACAGAAGACAATCGATGACATCAAGAAGTTAGGCATGACAAAGGCCCTAGCACTTGCTGGAAAGAACGGCAATCCTGCAGGCGGCATGGCAAGTGAGTACGAAGAAGGTATCCGTCGTATGTACGGCGCAAAGCGTCTTGCAGCCGCTAAGGCAACATATGCACCAAAGGCAAAGCCAGCGGCAAAGCCAGTAGTCAAGCCAGTGCCTAAGAAGGCCCAGTCAACAGCAGACAAGTTAAAGGTTATTGGCGGAACAGTTGCGGCAGTTGGACTTCTTGCAGCATCAAAGGGCAAGGGCGCGAGCGCAGCGTCAAAGTTGTCACCAGCAGTTGGTAAGTTTGCAAAGTCTGGCGTTGGCAAGGCTCTCTTTGGTACAGGTGAAAAGATTTCTACCAAGGCACTATCTACATCAGGTCGCGTTACTGCCAAGGCTGGCAAGCCAGTTTCAGATTCGCAATACAATGCGATGAAGGTTGCTGCGAAGGCTAAGGGTATTAAGTTACCTACTGCTGCAAAAGCAACTGCAACTAAGTCAAAGGCTGCTACAAAAGTAACAGCAACTAAGCCAAAGAAGACACTAACAAAGGCTACAATCTTTGGCGCATCAGGTGCATATAACGAAAAAAGTACAACTAAGTTAAAGCCAAAGACAAAGTTAAAGACAAAGTAATTAGAAAAGGTGGGGACAATGGCACAAGAAACAGTATCAATCGCATGGTGTGACAACGGTAACGTCGATGGACGTTTTATGCAAGGCGTTACCGATGTCCTCCTACGTTCAGGAGTAAAGTTTGAAAGTACACTTCGTAGCCAGGGCAACCAGATTGCCCGTCAACGAAATAAAGTAATTAACTACTGGTACGATAACAACAAATCTGATTGGCTCTTATGGGTCGATTCAGATGTAGTTATTAGTCCAGAAACATTTTTGAAACTCTGGGATAAGAAAGATGCGCTGACTAAGCCACTTCTTACTGGTGTATATTTTACTACCACCACACCAGAAGAATCCCTTATGGTTCCTCTACCAACCGTCTACGAGTTCGTAGAACGTGAAGGTGAGTTCACCATTAAGGCACTTCATCCATTGCCAGAGAACAAATTTATACAGGTAGATGCAGCAGGTTTTGGATTCGTCCTAATGCATCGCAGTGTGGTAGAAAAGATTAAGGGAATCTTCCCAGAAGGCAATCATCCATTCTTTGCTGAGGCAGGAATTGATAATACCTTTATCGGTGAAGATATATACTTTTTCATGTTGGCGGGCAAGGCAGAAGTTCCGCTATGGTGCGACACCTCGGCTCTTGTCCCACATATGAAACGATTCTCATTTGATGAGCATTACTATAAAGCATTTCTTGGTAAGACCAAAGAAGAAAAAAAATCTAATTTAATCTTGCCAAAGCAAGGGTTAATTACACCTAAGAAGGGTTAAACAATGGCACTGGGTAGAGCAGGTAGTAGTCTAACAGCAGAACTTAATAGGCTTGCTGGTACGACTGGTCTTGACGAACAAGGCGCAGCAAATGCTTGGGCTAGTACAACTGGTCTAGCCACCGTTGGAGCACTCAACATTAAAGCATCAGCATCACGCACACGTGACAAGTTCAAGGATATCGATGGTATCTGCAATGAACTTGCTGGAACTACTGGACTTGCAGCACCTGCTGCCCTAAGGAGCATCAACGCATGACAACTACTTTAGAGAACATGATTGATGAAGTTCTTATCAACCTTGCAGGTTATACTATCCAGCAGGACCGAGCAACATACCTTAAGGCTCCAGTAACAACAACAACATCATCAAGCGCTTCCCCACTTATCCTATCTCTTGGCTCCACTGAGTCCGTAGGTAAGGGTATCATTGAGATTGATGAAGAGTTGTTATGGGTTGACTCATATGACCGAATTTCTAATACAGCAACCATTGCTCCTTATGGTCGTGGATACTTAGGTTCTACTGCTGATACACACCTTGCTGACAAAAAGGTTACTATTAGCCCAACCTTCCCACGTCACTCAGTTAAGCGTGCAATCAACGATACTATTAGTTCACTTGGGTCTAGCATTTTTGCTGTCAAGTCAACATCATTTACATTCAACGCAGCAACAACAACATACGCGTTTAACAACTTAAACATTAAGAACATCATTACAGTATCATGGGAATCAATCGGGCCATCTAAAGAGTGGGTTCCAGTTCGTCGATATGACTTCGACTCAACTGCAGATTCTACAGCCTTTGGTGCTAACGCGCAGACTATTACTTTTGGTGAGTATCCTATCTCTGGACGCAAGGTACGCGTTGTTTACGCAACTGACCCAGTGTCATTTACCACTAACTCACAAGACTACTCAACACAAACTGGTTTGCCAGAATCAACAAAAGATGTGGCAATCCTTGGAGCAGCGTATCGTCTACTGACATACCTTGACCCAGCACGTGCAGCAATGGTTAGCCCACAGGCTGACGAGACGGACAGCAAGCGACCTTATGGCGCTTCTCAAAGTGCAACTAAGCAACTATACGCTCTTTACCAGCAACGCCTTAACGAAGAAACAAAAGCACAACAACAGAACTACCCGCCTCGAGTTCATTTCTCCCGCCGATAGGAACCTAAATGACAGTCAGAAAATATTCATCTCGTTCTCAGCAAACAACACTGAGTTCGCCAATTACATCAACAGCAACAACTATGACAGTTGTTAATGGCGCATCTATTATGGGTGGCAAGACGCTTACTGGAACACAGACATACACAGTTGTCATTGACCCAGATACAGCCCTTGAAGAAATTGTAGATGTTACCCTCTACTCATCTGGCAACGCATTAACTATTACTCGCGGTGTTGATGGACCAACTCCTGGCACTGGTGTGGCTCACTCAGCAGGTGCAGTGGTTCGCCATATGGCAATTGGCCGCGACTACCAAGAGGCTAATGACCACATTGAGGCAACAACAGGACACGGTGCAACAGGTGCTGTAGTTGGTACAACTAACACTCAGGTTCTTACAAACAAAGACCTCTCGTCTGCCACCAACACTCTTTCTACGTCAGTAGTCACACTTACTGGAACTCAAACATTAACTGGCAAAACCTTAACTAGCCCGACCATTACTGGTACTGGTGCTATCGCAGGAACCTTTACTGGTAATCTAACAGGTAACGTAACTGGCAACGTATCAGGTACTTCTGGTTCGACTACTGGTAACGCAGCAACTGCAACAGCCTTAGCAACTGGTCGTACTATCTCTCTTACTGGAGATGTAACTGGTACTACTGGTTCGTTCAATGGTACTAGTGACGTAACAATGACAGCGTCTATTGGTACTGGCGTAATTGTAAATGCCGATGTTAACGCAGCCGCGGCAATCGACAAGACCAAGATTAGCGGAACTGCTGTAACTGTAGCCGACACAGGCACAGTAACTAGTACAATGATTGCCAACGATACAATTGTTAACGCAGACATTAATACTTCTGCCCAGATTGCCTACAGCAAGATTAACGCAATTAACAGTATTGTAGACGCTGATATTAACGCATCTGCTGCGATTACTAAAACTAAGATTAGTGGAACTGCTATTACAGCAGCAGACACAGGTACTGTAACATCAACCATGATTGCTGATGGGACTATTGTCAATGCAGATATTAACGCTGCAGCGGCAATTGACTGGACAAAACTTGGTATCTCGTCAACTGTTTCATCAACTGAGATTGGTTATGTAGATGGTGTAACTTCTGCTATTCAAACTCAATTAGATGCTAAGTTGCCTACTGCTACAGCAGCAAGTACATACGCTCCCTTGGCAAGCCCAGCGTTGACTGGCGTTCCTACTGCTCCAACAGCAGCAGCGAATACCAATACAACTCAAATTGCTACAACTGCTTATGTTCAAACAGAACTCACTGACCTTATTGGTGGCGCTCCTGGAGCACTCGATACTCTTAATGAATTAGCAACTGCTCTTTCTAATGACGCAAGTTATTCAACAACGATAACTACTGCACTTGCGACTAAGTTGCCTTTGGCGGGTGGCACTATGACTGGTGCTGTTGCTATGGGTGCTAACAAAATTACAGGATTAGGAACACCAACTGTATCAACAGATGCTTCTACTAAAGCATACGTAGATACAATGCTTCCTCTTGCTGGCGGTACCATGTCAGGTGCTATCGCAATGGGAACCAATAAGATTACTGGTCTTGGAACTCCTACAACTGGAACTGATGCAGTAACTAAAGCGTATGCCGATGCAATTCTTGTCGGTGCTCCAGGCAACTTAACTGGCCCAATTACATCAGTTGGCGCAGCAACATCTATTGCTTCTCAAACTGGTACTGGTACCAAGTTTGTAGTAGATACCAGCCCAACACTTGTTACTCCTAACATTGGTGTAGCAACTGCTACATCAGTCAATGGAACAACAATTCCAACATCTAAGACTTTAGTTGCTACTGACTCAACTCAGTATGTAGTGCCAAGTCAAACTGGTAACTCAGGTAAGTATCTAACAACTGATGGAACAACATCATCTTGGGGTGCTGTTGCTGGATACTCAGCGCCAACACTTGGTTCAACATCTATTGCCTCAGGTGCAACAGTAACAAATGTTGATGGTTTGACCGTTAACTCAACTACTATTCCTACATCTGCTACATTAGCAAAGACTGCAGATAAACTGTCAGCATTTGCTGCTACAACATCGGCAGAACTGGCAGGTGTCATCTCTGATGAAACTGGTTCTGGTTCCCTTGTATTTGGTACATCACCAACAATTACTCCTGCTGCGGGAACGACTACAACCGCTGCCACTGGTGCTGGTTATATGGGCTTACCTCAAAACTCAACAACCACTGGTTCATATACAATTGCAGCAGCAGATGCAGGTAAGCATATTTATTCAACTGCTACTCGTACAGTTACGATTGATTCAAATGCCAACTTAGCACTACCGATTGGAACAGCAATCACATTTATTGCTGCTACTGGAGTGACAGTTACTATTGCCATTACAACTGACACAATGTATCTAGCAGGTACGGGTACTACAGGTTCACGCACACTTGCCGCATTTGGTATGGCAACAGCAGTTAAGGTTTCATCTACTGAATGGATTATTAGCGGAAGCGGTCTTTCATAATGGGTGGCGTATTAAATGGTTTAATTGCTGCTCTTACTAAAAGATATTATTTAATTGTCGGAGAAAGTTCTGTTAGTCTTAATGCAAGAGTAAGGTCTTATCAAATTGCTAAAGGTTTGACTGGGACAGTCAATAGCACTTGGGGTTTAAGTGGCGATTCATTTTATGGAGTTGCTTTAAGTGCCAATAAAAAATCAGTTGCTGCGACTCGTTCACGGGTTGCAGATAACAGTAACTTGGTTGGAGTCAATTGGGATAACTCAACAGGAAGTTTTGCTGAGACAAACCGCGTCGCTTCATTTGGCACAACAAATAACACATCAACTGGTCGTGTTGCTTTTGCTCCTGATGGAAATACAGTTGCTGCTTACACCGCAGGTACATCGGCTACACCTTGGATTTGGGCATATCCGTGGAATGACAGCACAGGCTTTGGAACAAAGTACGCCAACCCTGCATCGTTGCCAACAAATAACACTACTTCTGCGGTTCCATTAGGTGTAACTTTTAACCCTAGCGGTACAGCAATTGCAATGGGTGGGGCAAGCAGTCCGTTTATCCACGCCTATCCTTGGTCATCAGGTTTTGGTACTAAGTATGCCAACCCAGCGTCAGTGCCAAATAATCCCATCATTTCTGTTAAATTTAATCCCGCTGGAGATGTTTTGCTTGCTTCTGGTTTTGCTACTAATTTTATTCCTGGTGCTTGGGCTTGGTCATCTGGCTTTGGCACTAAGTATGCTAACCCAGCAACACAGATGGGACTTGTTACAGATGGAGTTTGGAACTCCGCTGGAAGTGTAGTTTTACTTTCTGGGCAATCTAGTCCATATATTAACGCTTATCCTTGGTCATCTGGATGGGGAACAAAGTATGCTAACCCTGCAACATTGCCGACAAGTTCAGCAAATACAATAACCTTGGCAGAAAACGAAACTTCGGTTTACATTGGAGTAACCAATAGTCCTTACATTGTAGGTTACGACTGGTCAACATCTAGCGGTTTTGGTACTAAGTTTGCAAATCCTGCAACAGCCTTAAGCCTAAAAATCAACTCAATTACATCTAACGGATAGGAAATAAAATGGAAGCACAACCAACAGCACTTGAAATGCGTCAAGCAGAAATTGATGCTTACACAGCAAATGTAAATAATTACACAAATCTATTGGCAACACTTGACGGTAACTGGGATGAAGATTTAGCCCACTTAGAAAATGTAGAGGCACAAGAAGCGGCAAAGCAATGCCCACTTGATAGATTAGAACGCCTTGCAGCACTTCAACTTCACAAGCAAGCATCAAACTTGCTAAGAACTGAAACTGTTGAGCGCTTTAAGGCGCAAGCAATTTACAACGCAATGCTAAATAACTAAATAGTTAATTGGTTCATCCCTGAGTATGGAATTAAACTACTCAATTAACTTTTATTTAAGGAGATACGGTGGCAGGCAGAGATATTACCGAAGGTGATGATGGAGTCTATTCCAGTTTTGATGGCAGTGGCGTATCAGAAGTTGCCCGTGGTATTGCAGACATTGGTATCGTTTCACCTACTACAACTTGGCAGAATACAGATGTTGCCTATGATGTAGCAGTTGGTGGACTTCCATTTATTTATGCAATCAATGACTCACGCCCATACATCCGTCAGACTGCACCATTCCGCAAGGACCAGTTTGACAATGGCAATGAACCAGGAGAGCAATCTCTAACTGGTTGGTGGATTCGTTCACAGATGTCATTTCACTCTGGTACAGGCATTAAGTTCTACGACCCTGCAACTACTGATGAGAATGGACACTATCGCTTTGCTGACAGCAAGGGCGTAGATGTCTGGACTAAAGGACAAGCGACTCTTCTTAAGAATGTAACTGCTGGTCACATCACTACAGGTCCAATTGCATCTAATGGTGTATCGCAACAGCATATGCGCTCTATCAAGTGGAGCACATTTACTGGTGCATTACTGCACGATGGGTACGATGTTGATAAGATTAAAGCAACAGACCCATCTAACCCAGTTGACTTCATTGACTACAATGCTGGTGTTGGTGTCTATCCAGTTTATGCTATATGTGATGATGGAACTAACGCTTACTGGATGACTAACGTTACATCTGCTGGTACAAAGTTTACCGTATTTGGCAAGCCTTTAACTGGTGATGCAACAAACACAGCAGACCAATTTAAGGTATTTGACAATAGCCAGGTAATTACAAATGGTGTCATGGAATACGTCAAGCAACGCTTGGTAATCTGTGCAGACAACAAAGTATACGAGTGCGCAACCACAGTATCATCTACACCAGTTCTTCTCTACACGCATCCTTCAACAAGCCATGTGTATACAAGTATCACGGCATCTGGTCCTGCTATTTACATCTCAGGATACAATGGAAGCCAATCAACAATTGAAAAGTATACTCTTTCTAGCAATGGTTCTATGCCAGTACTTTCATCTGCAGTAATTGCAGCAGAGATGCCAGCAGGAGAAATCATTCACAAGATTTATTACTATCTTGGGTATATGATGATTGGGACCAACAAGGGTGTCCGCGCAGCGGCTATATCAGACCAAGATGGGTCAATCAAGTATGGTCCACTTATTGTTGAAACAACTCAGCCATGCTACGACTTTGCTGCACGTGACCACTACATTTGGTGTGCAACATCAGTTTCTGGTGAGCCAGGACTTATTCGCATAGACCTAGATAATGAGATTGATACATTGCGTTTCGCCTATGCTAATGACATTTATTACGAAAGCGTATCTGGACATGTAACAACTGCTGTATGTCTTGATGGCAATACAGACCCAACAACTGCAGATAGACTTATGTTTACCACTGCCTATGCATCATCCGCAAATGGTGCCGTGTATGTAGAAGATGCATCGACGCTACGAACATCTG